CAACCGCACCTGTGGGAAAAGCACAAGGTGGACTTATTCGTGGTGGTGGAGGACAATTCTCGGATTCAATTCCTACGATGTTGTCGGATGGAGAGTTTGTTGTTAATTCAAGAAGTACAAGATTATTTCAACCATTATTACAATCGATTAACGAGAGTGCGAATTTACCAGGGTTTGCGGTCGGGGGGATGGTGTCAAGTAAAAATAGACCTCAACAGGATAATACCGAAACACTCGTCAACGCAATTCAACAATCATTTGGTGACCAACCGATTCGTACTTATGTGACAGCAACCGATATTTCAAATCAACAACAATTTGATAGAGTAATTAAATCTCGTTCACTTATTTAAAAAGTGGTATAAATTGATAAAAAAGATATTTAATAGTAATGAGTAATACTAAAATAATTGAGTTATTTATTGACGACGATTACGAAGAAGCGGGTATTGAAGCGATTTCTTTAGTTTCAAGACCAGCACATGACGAAACGTGGATGGCTTTCAACAAACAAAATCCAACAGAAGATACAGAAACTGTTGATGATTTTTCTTCATATACCGTGGTTGAAGATGATTTCTGTGACCACAATCCAAAACTTGGTACACTTGGTGAACCATTTAATAAATTAATTGATGAGGGATGGGAGATTGTTAGAATCGAAAAGATGACCCCACAGGTTGTCCATAAGATGACACAAGAACGTTTCTCAAATCCAAACGGTGAATCTGATTTGGACACAGACGAAATTAGAGTGAGGTTCAAATACTTCGGCCCTCGTGACTCTGACAATCGTAGATTCTGTGCTCAGATGTTGGGATTCAATCGTGTGTATCGTTTTGAAGATATTGATGATTTAACCGATGGGGTCGCAAACCCTGAATTCGGTTTCTACAATATCTTTATGTGGCGTGGTTCCTATAACTGCAGGCATCAATGGGTTAAACTTGTCTATAAAAAGACTGGTCAAATCCGTAACGACGCAAACTCACAACGTGGTCTTATTGATGAATCAGGTCTTGGTTCAATTCAACAACCAAATACCGTTCCAAGAAAACAAAGAGTTGGTAATGGTGGTACATTGGAACCTCGTGTTGGTTCAAATTTTTCTGAGGAGAAAGGATTGGAGGGCGCATGTTGGGAAGGGTACGAACCAATAGGTCTGAAGGATAATGGAGACCCAAATTGTGTTCCAATTAAGATGACCGAAAACGATTTCGCAGACATCATCTCTGATTATCCTGAAGGAGTCAAAAACGCAGCAAAAAAGGCTGTAGATTGGGCAGAGAAAAACGGATGGGGTTCATGTGGTACTCAAGTTGGAAAGACGAGAGCGTCACAGTTAGCAAAGGGTGAGAACATCTCCGTTGATACATTAAAAAGAATGTATTCATATTTATCAAGACACAAGGATGATTTGAAATCTTCAAAGGAATATAAAGGTTCGTGTGGTAGGTTGATGTATGATTCTTGGGGTGGTGAATCAGGATTAAAGTGGGCGGAAAGAAAAATTAAGTCACTCGAAAAACAAAAGATGGTATTCTCATTTGATGAGGATAAAAAGATTGTTGTCGGAGCAGCGATGGTACCAAACAAAATGATTCATCGTTTTGATGAATTGGGAAACATGTATTATGTATTCTTCAGTAAAAAATCTATCAAGATGATGGCTGACAAATTCATGAGACAGAAACGTACCGATGAGACAAGTATCGAACATGATGGAAAGAAATTAGGAAGTGACAAAGTATTTATAACAGAATCATGGGTTAGTGATGACCCAATATTTGATAAATCACATCAATTTGGATTCGAGTTACCGAGTGGGACGTGGTTCGTCGCAATGAAAGTAAACGATGATGAGGTGTGGAAAATGATTAAAGAAAAAACTCTTACAGGCTTTTCAGTAGAAGGTCTATTCGCCGAGAAGAGTATCTTCTCAAAAGAGGATAAACAAATAAACACAATAAAAAACATACTCAAATCAATTAAAGATGACAAGTAAACAAGCAATCGACAAGATAATGAAAGTCCTTAATCTTACAGAGTCTAAGTTCTATGACGCCAAAACCGACCAAGGTATTGTGGTGAAAATGGAAGGAGACAATTTGGAAGTAGGAAAGACATTATATGTTGCGACAGACGAAGGAATGATTCCTGCACCAGCGGGTATTCACAAAATGGAAGACGGTTCTGAGGTTGAAGTCGGAGAAGATGGGAAAGTTTCAAAAATCAAGATGACAGATTTGGATTATTCAGACGAAAAAACCGATGACGCAATCCTTGAAAAAAAGAAAAAAGAACAAGAAATCAAAGACGCAGCGATGGCGGAATCTATGGAACCTGAAATCCATATGGAGGCGGGAGACATCAAATTAAAAGATGGAACCGTTATACGTATTGGTGGTGATGTAGCATCTGGTACAAACGTTAAGAAAGTTATTCATGATGGACAATTGGTAGCAATGCCTGATGGAGATTATGAAACATCTGACGGAAAAGTTATTTCAATCGTTGGAGCGGAAATCAAAGGTGTACAATCCGTTAAGGATAAGAAAGCGGAGGGTGGAATGTTCACGGAAGCGAAATCTGGTGACCTTACATTAGAATCCCCAACATTTGATGTTGGTGAGGACATTGAAGTGGTTAAAGAAGACGGTACCAAAGAAAAAGCACCCGATGGTGAACACCAAGTGATTTTAAAAGATGAGTCAGGATACGAAAACAAAATCAGAGTAGTTGTTAAAGACGGTAAGATTACCGAAAGAGAAAATGTTGAAGAAGAATCAGACGATGAAATGTCTGGTTTCGTCAACGCATTCACTCAAGCAATGAAGAGATTGGAAACTAAGTTAGACTCAATCGCAACCAAACAAGAACTTTTAGAAACAAAGTTCAAAAAATTCTCAAACGAACCAGCGGGTTCTAAGATTATCAAAAATCAAATAAACGCACAATCTTTACCAAAACACGAAAGTTATAGAGTGGAAGGGTTTAAAAGATTAAGAGAAGTAATCTCTCAAAAATAAAAAAAAAATTAAAAACAAATTTATAAGATGAAAAATAAAAATCTTTCAAAATTGAATTTCAACTATGATTTAGGCGGATTGGCTGCGTATACAGACCAATTGAATTCTGACATCATCAGTGAAGCAGTGCTTTCTCCCGTTACAATGGAGTATTGCAACGTCATCCCAGGCATCAAGGGAACACAAAACGTGAACTTACTAAGTGAAACTTTAGTAGTTCAAACAGGTACGAATTGCGGATGGTCATCAAGTGGTGACACTACATTTACTGTAGCAAGTCTTGCGGTTCAGGCATTGAAGGTAAACACTTCTCTATGCTTACAAGAATTAAATACTTTATGGTTAGGGCAGTACTTGAACGCGGGTTCATATAACAAAAACGCACCGTTCGAGCAAGCAATTATCGATTTGCAGACTAAACAAATCAAGCGTTATAACGAAGACCTTATTTGGAACGCAACAAGTGGTTCAAGTTCTTTTTCTGGTTTTAAAGAATTAGTAGCGAACACTGCTGGTGTTGTTAAATTAACTGGTCAAACTGCGTTATGTTCTGTAACAGGTGCTACGTATGAAATCAAGGGTAACGCAATCTTAACTCAGATTGACAACATCATCGCATCAATTGATAGAAATATCTATGACAGAGATGACATCGTAATCTTTATGTCGCAAACACAATTCAAGTGTTATTTAACAGCGCTTCGCAACGCTAATAATTTCTACATTGATTCAAGTTCAGCAGACGTGAAATTAGGTTCTGTTTATTCAGTATATCATCCGCAAACAAACTATCGCGTTGTAGGTGTACCAGGTTTAAATGGTTCATCATTAATCGCTGCAGCACCGCAGCAGTACTGGTTAATCGGCACAGACTTAACAAGTGATGAAGATTCTTTCAGAGCTTGGTTTTCTCAAGATTTTCAGCAAGTGCGTATTATGGCGGCATGGAAATTAGGAACACAAATCGCGTTCCCTCAGTTCTTTGTAACGAATGGTTTATCTTAATTGATAGAAAAAAAATACATAAGGTCGAGGGTGAAACAATTTGGAGTAACCCTCACTTTAAAAAAATAAATTTTAAAATAATAAACATAAAATATTATGAGTTGTAATCTTACAAGCGGTATACAGTTAAGTTGCCGTGACAACGTGGGTGGAGTAGCAACGGCTTATATTACAGATTTTGACAACATTTCGTCAATCACTAAATCAACAGGTGATACTATCACTGTGATTAGCGGTTCAGGTGTGTTTTATAAATTTGAATTAATAAGAACGACAGCTAGCTTTACAGAGACTGTAAACGCTTCACTTGAAAATGGTACAGTTTTCTACACACAAGAATTGGTTACTTATTTCGCAAAACTTTCTCAAGACAAGAGAAACATCTTAAAAACACTTGCTCAGTCTCCAAGACTTGCTGTTGTGTTTGTTGACAACAACGGTGATTCATTCTTGGCGGGAGAGGTTTATGGAATGTTC